AAGAGAAAGCTTGCTAAGTCTACTAAGAAGGCTGACCTGGTTGAAGCTTGCAAGCAGGCTTTCGGTGGTGTACTTGAGGATGCAGAGGATGAGGATGAGGCTGAGGACGAAGCTACTGAGTCTGAAAACGCTTACGAAGGTAAGTCCGCTATGGAACTCTTCAAAGAGTGTAAGGTTCGTAAGATTAAGGCTGCTCCTAAGAAGCCTGCTAAGTATTACATTGACCTCTTGGTTAAGGATGATACTGCTAAGGCTGCTGAAGCTGAATCTGAGGAAGATGATGACGACTGGGACATTTAATATTCAGTCGGTATGTTAATCCGCCTCAATAAATAGCCGTAAGCCGGGTATATATGAGAGGCATATACCCGGCTTATACTTGCTTTAAGGAGGTACAAGCTATACTACTATGAAAACAGAACAAATTCTAAACCTTGACTATAGAAAAGAAGAAAGTCAAGAGATAATTCAGAAGGTGTTGAGGAAAATCAAACCACTTTCTAAATACTCAGGCGAGAGCAACGTTCCTATTGAAGCAATTGAAAAGCTCATTCGTGTGTTGGTTCAAAAGTATGAAATCACACCACAGTGGATGACGATGTCGTATTTCGAACCGATTCTTGGTATTTACTCTATCGGTGTGAAAACAACAACCGAGCATGAGTGGTTAGGAACAGTCTATGGTGTGTGTCTGTATGAGGTGTTTGCCAAGCTTGCAATTAAGATGTACTCAGAAGTAAAGTCTGGCAAAATATCGGTAAGGACAGCTACCAAAGAGGAAAAGGAAAGAGAACGACTTGCAAAGAAAGTTGATGCTAAAATGGCTGAAGCTGAAGATGATGAAGAAGATTGGAGTTAAGGAGGAAGAACAATTGAGAGTAAGAATCTTTACAGATGGTGCTTGCTCAGAAAATCCTGGCCCAGGTGGATGGGCTGCAGTCTTCAATACAGCAAGCAAATGCTCAACAATTGGTGGTAATGAAAAGATGACTACAAACAATCGTATGGAGCTTAAAGCTGTAATTGAAGCACTTAAGAAGGTGCTGAGTAAGAAACCTAAGACTGATGTTGAATATGAGCTATACTCAGATAGCGCGTACGTTGTTAACTCTATCAATAATGGTTGGATTGATAAATGGCAGCAAAACAATTGGAAGACAACTAAAAACGATGATGTGAAGAACAGAGATTTGTGGGAGGAACTTGTATTCCTAAGAAACAGAGCAAAGTCTCTTGGTATTTACATAAAAATCATAAAGATTAAAAGTCATGTCGGCAACACCTTCAATGAGCTGGTTGATAAGCTGGCTAAAGAGGAATCACTCAAAGCAAAGGAAGGTGTTGACTATGATTAAGTACTCAAGAGAGTTTTACAAGAAATCATTCACAGCCGACACAATGAAATCGGCATACATGTCGGCTGTGAAATGGTATTCAACGAATGTATTAAGTAAAGCTGAATTTGTGAATGTTCAGGTGCAATTCATTAAAGAGGACAAAGGCAAATATCCAACTATCACGATACATTTGTTTGCAGTTCAGGACGGAGAAAAAGATGTAATGTCTCAGCATTGTCAGTGCTGTAGAGAGATGCATCACAGCTTCTTCATAAACGAGGACACGCATTGTAGTAGATGCAGTGCTGCTGGTTTTCAAAGACGTCTTGAAGAAAAGATAAATATAAAAATGAACTACTACAAAGAAATGCTTAGAAAACGATTGGAGGAATAAACATGAAGAGATTCATCAGAATTACACTCGAAATCATTCTTGATATTGTACGAGCTGTTACATATTTCATCACACATAACCTGAGAAACTTCGCATGGCTGCTTAATTTGATTTTGCCTTATGTGATGTACTTCATTGGTCAGAGAGTTTGTGCTGACAGAGGTCAGGTTGCAGTTGGTTCTGAATTGTTCATTCCCATTGTTGTATGTGTGATTATTTACTACCTTCGTTCTTATGCTAATAAGATTGGCAAAGGTCACACCATTCCGGTACCCGAAAAGAGATTCACAGAAGTTGATGACTATGGTGAGGTGTCCATTGAGAATAAGCGCATACAGGAATTGATTCTGTATCTTGCCGACCTTGAAGATTGGCTTGAACGTAAAGGTCTATTATAATCCAGAAGTTATCCAGATTGTCCCAGATTTAATTTTAATTATTAAGGTAAGGAAATATATACCTTATAAATAAAAATCAATCTGGGGTCATTCTGGAATCCCTGGTGATATACTAAAAAGTAAAGGAGGAAATCAAATGGCGGCATGGGAATATTTTACCAGTCAAAAACAGTGGGAAGCCTATCTTAAGGACTTGTTAAAGACTAACGACAAAGCATTACTCAGAGCTATTGTGTTGGTATACGACAATCAAACACCTGAAGAGAAAGACAAAGGTGAAAGTATTGAGGACAATTGCATTGGATTCAGTAAAATCGATGCCAAAGAGATGGGAGACATTGCAAGAAAGATAAAAGCCAATAAGGCACTAACAAAAGGGGAACTTGCTAAATCACGTAACAAAATGCAGAAATACTGGAAGCAATTGATGATTATCAGTAAGAAGCAGGCAGAGGCCAAGAAATTGCAGGAGCAAAAAGAACTAGAGGCTAAGTTGGCAGAAGAGGAATTGGCAGCTCAGAAAGAAGATGCAGAAAAGCTTGAGAGATTCAGACAGGACATTGAGATATTACGTAAGTGTTCAGAAGAAGGAATCTCATGTGAGTATGGCATCTGCGATGAGTGTCTTATCACAACTGGTTTTCAGCTAAGATTTAAGTGTTAAGAGGAACGGAGGAACGACATGAAAAAGTCACAATATATCAAGCAAAGACGCATTCAGCAAAGAAATCTTGAAAGGGTGATGTGCAAGAATCTGGTATGGCATATAATTATTATTACTATTATAATGATTATAGTATTATGCAATATGCCAAGAGTAATTGCTGAAAAGGAAGACACATCAAAGAGTGTAAGTGAATCTTATAGCAATAAGACCACAAAACCTTATGTGTCTAATCTGGTTACATTTGAGCCTCAAACAGAAGAGGAATCAAGCGAGGTTGAAGTTGATTACTATCCTGAGTTTACATACAGCAAAGACTGGTCAGCAGAAGAAAGCTATTTACTGGCAAGAATTGCAATGGCAGAAGCCGAAGGATGTAACACTCAAACCAAAACACTAATCATTATGTGTGTACTAAATCGTGTATGGTCTGATGAGTTTCCTGACACAATCGAGGAAGTAATATTCCAGGAAAATCAGTTTAGTCCTATTGACAATGGACGATGGGATAGAGTTGAGCCAAACGAAGACTGCTATGAAGCTGTAAAGGTAGTTATGGAAGCTAAGTATGACTACAGTGGTGGTGCAACATACTTTGAAAACTGTGCTGATGAAGATAATTGGCATAGCAGAAATCTTGAGTTTCTGTATGAATCAGATGGAGTGAGGTTTTATAAGTAATGGCAAAATATAATACGTTTGTAGTGTGTGACTGCAGGAGGCGTAAAAACCTCCTCGTCACTTCTTCTGCAAGAAAAGCAAAAGGTGAGCTATGTACCGGTATCAAGGTTGAGGTATGGAATGAGAATGCTCACGTTGAGACTGTATACTCAAGAAAAGCCAAAGACCTTGATAAGTATATCACTTTGGAAAAGCAATACATAGCTAAAAAGCAAGCAAGTGCCCAAAGAAGAAATGAACAAAGAAGGAGAAGATAAAATGGCTAAGTATAGAGAGAAATCAATAGTAATTGAGGCAATACAATTCAACGGAAATAATTTAGCAGATATTCATGAATTTTGTGGTGATAAAATACGAGAACCGGTTGGTAAAAATTATCTTGAAATCGAGACATTAGAAGGTGTCTATATTGTAAGTCCTGGGGACTATATCATCAAAGGTATTCAAGGTAATTTTTATCTATGTAAACCAAATATATTTGAAGTGATATATGAAAAAGTAAACGATGAAAACCCAGGAACAATAACAAAAGAAACAAGCTTAAGTGTAATAGTGGAGTCTTTAGTCAAAGGTGAATCAAGTTTCTTGATGAAATGTCCTTCGTGTGGCAAGCGGACTATTAGTAGCCAACAAGCATACATCTATGATAATATTAAAAGAGAATGGTATTGTAAAAATTGTGGCCAGAAGTTAAATAACTATAACCTGTTGAAAAAAGAAGTATAAGCATGAGTTATTAGGATAGCCCAGGATAATTCAGAATGACTTCTGGTTAACTTTATTGGATATTTAATATAAATCCATATAAATCAAAACGGATAAATCTAGGGACACCCTGGGACTTTTGAAGATAATTTCCTATGCTATCAGTTTGATACTGTTAAAAATAAATTGCAAAAACTTCAAAAATTTTTAAGAAAAGGGTGTACAAACCTATTTGATTGTGGTATAATATAACCAAGATTAAGGAATAAATCCTAATCAAATAAATGTCTAGGAGGACAATAAAATGAATAAAACAACAATAATGGAAAATGTAAAAATCAGATTAAAGAAACTTGAGAACACAAACAAACTTGATAAAGCAGTTTATATTGGTTTTGAGGAATATTCAGGTTCAGCTACATCTTTCATAAAAGAAATAAATCAAGGTATTTATGGTAGCAGCTTAAAAGCCAGTTTATATGGCAATAAAATAAAAGTTTGTTTTGAATACAAATAATTGAGAATATAAAAGAAAGTTGAGGTAAATTCAATGGAATACTACAGATTGGTATTAAAAAAAGGAAGAGGCTTTCGAATTGGTTTGAATCGTTACACTTATGAAGAGGCAATCGAACGTCAAAAACAATGCAAAAACGTTGGCATAAGTTTCCTCATTATGAGTGAAAAAGAGTTGTTTAGTTAACAAACAAACCAAATTGTTAAAGAGGAACGAGCTTGGATGAGACATTCCAGGCTTTGTTCTATTTTGGAGGAAAGGAGAATGCAACACAATGGCATCAGAAAAGAAAACTAAAAATGAATGCATTGCCACTGAATGGTTAGAAGAAGATAATCTGATGCTGTTGGAATGCTGGGCAAGAGACGGTTATACATTTCAAGACATTGCGAATCGAATTGGTATTTCAATTTCTACACTTAGAATGTGGAGAGTTAAATATCCTGATATTGATAATGCCCTTAAGAAAGGCCGAGAAATCATTGACTACAAAGTAGAAAACGCTCTTCTCAAATCAGCCTTAGGGTATCATACAAAAGAGGTAAAGGTCACTACTACAATACGTTATGGTAAAGTAGTTGAAACAGTTAAAGAGGTGACTGATAAAGAACAAGCACCTAATGTATCTGCTATTCAGTGTTGGTTGTATAACAGACTTCCTAATAAGTGGAAGAAGAATAGAGACAATCTTATTAAGTTGGATGATGAAGATACAAAGATTCAAGTAACAGTAACAAGGGCAAGCACAAGTCAGTCGACTAAAGCTCAGCAAGATGAAACAGCAGAAGATAAAGAGTGGCAAGATGGTCTTAGTACAGTGAATCAGTCGATTGAAATTCGTAGTGCTACAGAAGAAGAGAGGGCAGAGGCTGCTAAGAAAAAGGCTCAAGCTAATGAGCAGAGCGCTTCAAACGTGGCAACTAAAGTGGAGAATGAGGCATCTGATGAGGATTTAGACTACTGGCCTGATGATTGGGAGGATATCGATGAATGAAATATATAGAACAAAAGGTATCAAGCTAATCAGAGGGAATTGTTTGGAGATAATGAAGAACATACCACGTGGTAAAATAGACATGATATTATGTGATTTGCCATATGGTACTACTGCATGTAAGTGGGATACGATTATACCTTTTGAACCATTATGGGAACAGTATAATCGGATAATTAAAAAGCATAGTGCAATCGTGTTAACAGCAACACAACCGTTCGCTAGCGCACTCGTTATGAGTAACCCAAAAGGTTTTAAGCATGAATGGGTATGGGACAAGGTACGTCCTAGCGGGTTTCAGGTGGCAAAATATAAGCCAATGCAGAGACATGAAACCGTCTTAGTATTCACTTCTAAAGGAGAACGTGTTAACTACTTCCCGATAATGGAACTGCGGGATAAGCCAGTAAGAGGGCGTGTTACATCAAGTAGCGAGAGTTCCCCACTGAAGTATAGCGATGGTAAGACTCGGATATATACGCACAAGAATCCTCAATCTATTATTGTATTCCCTAAGCCAAATAGAACTATTCACCCGACCCAAAAACCCGTAGCATTATTAGAATACCTAATAAAAACATATACAACTGAAGGTGAGATAATATTAGATAATTGTATGGGGTCAGGAAGTACAGGCGTGGCAGCAATAAATACCAATAGAAAGTTTATAGGTATAGAGCTGGAGCAAAACTATTTTGATATTGCAAAGAATAGAATAATAGAAGCAATAAAACAAAAGGATGGTGAGGTGTAAATGTAGAATGAAAATTACAAAAGCTGTTAGTCCAGCATTCGAGGACTTCTTATTCGATTGGGATTATGAGAGATACTTACTAATTGGTGGGTATGGTTCAGGTAAGTCATATCATATTGCATTTAAGATAATCTTAAAGCTGCTTGAGGAAAGGCGTAAAGCATTAGTTATCAGAGAGGTATATGAGACTATTCAGGAATCTTGCTATGATTTGATTTGTGAGATACTTGATGACATGGGTTTATTGACTACTGACTCAAAGGAATTTAAGCGAAGACAACATAAAGTCTTGGCACTTAAGAGTCCACTAAGGTTCAGGTTCAAGAATGGTAGTCAGATAATCTTTAAGGGAATGGACAAGCCTGAAAAGGTAAAGTCTATCAATGGTGTTTCTATTGTCTGGTTGGAAGAGTGTTCTGAGATTAAGTATGAAGGTTACAAGGAATTGCTTGGTCGTATTCGTACGCCAAACGTAAGCATGCACTTCATCTTAAGCTGCAACCCTATCGGTAGAGACAATTGGGTGTATAGACATTTCTTTGTAAGACTGAATGATGAAGGTCAAGAAGATGTCATGGTGGATGAGGATAAGTTCTATGAAAAGAAATGCCTCATTCACAATGGTACATACTACCACCACAGTACACCAGATGATAATCCTTGGTTGCCTTGGCAGTATATGAAACGATTGGATGACCTTAAGAACTATGACTATCCATTGTATATGGTAGCTCGTTGGGGAAGATTCGGTGCAACCGGTACGAGAGTGTTGCCTCAGTTTCTTGTTGCAAAAGACCCAGCAACATTTAGGAAAGCAATTGAGAGACTTGGTCCCGAGAATCAGTACTTTGGCTTTGACTTTGGTTTTGAGGAATCATTCAATGCTGTTATCAGTATGAGTGTGGATTTGAAGAAGTCTATCCTGTATATATGGGATGAAATCTATATGAACCATGTAACAGATGATGTGTTTGCCAATCAGCCAGAGATGCAAAGCTTAAGGCGAAGAATCAATAACCTGAATAATGCAGGTTATAATAAAATGATTGTGGCAGATAATGAGGACCCTAAAGCAATTACTTACTATAGGCAAAACGGATTCAGGATTCGAGCTTGTAGAAATAAGTTTGCAGGTTCAAGGTTATCTAATACAAGAAAGGTAAAACGATTTAGAAAAATCGTAGTAAGTCCTAAGTGCAAGAATGTCATAAGGGAGTTAAAGGACTTGACTTATAAGAAAGATGCAAAAGGAAACGTTATCTATGACCAGTTCAATATTGACCCGCACTCTTTCTCAGCTATCTGGTATGCACTTGATACAGTGACAGTTGCTGATGTTAAAGATAAGGACTTCAATAGCAAAGCTGGTTGATATTGGAAAGGAGGAACAAAACATGTTCAAGAATTGTGTGTTTAAGCCTGATGTGAATACTGTTAAGTGGCTTAAAGCTGCTGGTGTTCGTGCAATCAAGACTGTTGCTCAGACTGCTATCGCAACTATTGGTGCTTCTGCTACTATGGGCGAAGTGAATTGGGTAATGGTCGGTAGTGCTAGCTTGCTTGCTGGTATTGTAAGCGTCTTGACTAGCGTTGCTGGTATTCCTGAAGTAAAGGAAGATGAATAATATGATTAAGTATGATGGCACTAAGAAAGGTGGCAAGAAAGGTAAAGGAGGCCGAAGTAATGGGTAAACAAGGAATCGACATTTCAGAATGGCAGGGCTCAGTTAACTTCAATAAAGTGAAGGCTGATGGAATTCAGTTTTGTATCTTTAGAGAAGGATATAGACGTGCCATTGACAGTCAGTTTAAGAACTATGTAAAGGGAGCCAAGGCCGCAGGCATCCCAATTCTTGGTGTGTATCATTTCATTTATGTAGACGGTGCAACGCCTAAGCAGAATGCTGAAGCATGTGTTGCTAATATGAAGGCAGCCGGCCTTGACCCTGCAAGCACCTGGATTTTTTCAGATTTGGAATATGATACTTGGACGAAAGCAGGCATTAAAGTAACGAAAGCATTGTGTACTCAGTATACGATTGAATTCCTTAGTACGCTGAAAGCTGCTGGTTGTAAGAAGCTTGGTATTTATTGCAATCTCGATTATTATCGTAACTACTACGATTGGAATCAGCTTGGTGAATATCGTAAGTATCTTTGGTTGGCTGATTATACCGGTGGGCCTGATGTTGATTGTGTGATTCAGCAGACAAGCAGCACTGGTAAGGTAAATGGTATCAGCGGCAATGTGGATATGGACACTCTTTATGATGAGAGTATGCTAAACGATGGAGAAAAGGAGGATGCTAAAGTGGGAGTAACTGCACAAGATGTTTTGAATGTGATGCGTAGTTGGATTGGTTATAGTGAAGCCAATGGCAGATATCTGGAAATTCTGAATATTTACAATAGTCATAAGCCGCTTGCTCGCGGTTATGCTATTAAGCCAAGCGATGAGTGGTGTGATGCTACTGTATCGGCTGCAGCTATTAAAGCAGGAGCAGTTGACCTAATCGGTACTGAGGTTGGTGTTGAAAAGCATGTAGACATCTTTAAGAAGAAAGGCATTTGGATTGAAGATGGTTCTATTAAGCCTCAGGCAGGTGACATTATCGTATTCAACTGGGATGATAGTTCTCAGCCAAATGATGGTTGGTCTGACCACATTGGTTATGTTGAGCAGGTAAGTGGAAACACAATTACTTGTATTGAAGGAAACATGGGTGAAAAGGTAGGAAGGCGTACTATTCCTGTTGGATATGGTTATATCAGGGGATTTGCAAGGCCTAAGTATGCAGCATCTTCTGGTGGGAACACTCCTTCTAATCCGACTAAGTCTATCGATGAGCTTGCCAAAGAGGTTATCATTGGTCTGTGGGGAAATGGAGACGACCGTAAGCAGAGGTTGACCGCTGCAGGGTATAGCTATTCAGCTGTGCAGAACAGAGTCAATGAGATGCTGAATGGAAGTAAGCCAACTACTCCTCAGAAATCTATTGATGAGTTGGCAAAAGAAGTTATTGCCGGTAAGTGGGGCAATGGTGATGCTCGAAAGGCAGCTCTTACAAATGCCGGTTATGACTACAGCGCAGTTCAAAAAGAAGTAAATCGTGTTCTTGGTGGTGGAAGCACTGTACCTAAGAAATCTGTAAATGAACTTGCAAAAGAGGTTATTGCTGGTAAGTGGGGAAATGGCGATGCACGTAAGCAAGCATTGACCAGTGCCGGTTATGACTATAATGCAGTTCAGACCGAGGTAAATCGTATTCTTGGTGGTACGAGTTCTAAGTCGGTTATTACGTTGGCTCAAGAAGTAATTCAAGGCAAGTGGGGTAATGGTGACGAAAGAAAGCAGAAGCTTGAAAGTGCTGGTTACAATTATGCAGCCGTCCAGGCAAAAGTAAATGAGTTGCTTGGTTCAGGTAAATCTATTGATGAACTGGCTCGTGAAGTTATTCAGGGTAAATGGGGTAACGGTAATGAGCGTAAGCAAAGATTAACTCAAGCTGGTTATGATTACGACAAGGTTCAAGCTCGTGTAAATCAGCTTCTGTAAGGAGGTAATGGAAGATGGCTAGTGAAGAGGCTAAGGCCATTGAGGCCGAGAATAGTACTGAAGTCTTGACAGCTTTCAACCGTATTCCTTATGCATTGATAAACGCAGAAACATCAGGTGCAGCAAAGGACACTTTGGACGAGCTGACACAAATCTGCAAATACTATAAAGTGTATAAGAAAGGTGCAAGTTTTACTGTTGAGGGTACGAACGGTGATTATGTGCCTGCCAAGCTTAATTATAAGATGGCCGCATCCCTTATCAATAAGGAAGCGAGGTTCCTCTTTGCTGAGCCACCTGATATTACGGTTGAGCCGAAAGGCGATGTTGGTAAGATTACCGAAGATGCAAAGAATGCATTAACAGTTATGAACGACTTGGTTAAGACAGTTCTTGATAAGAACAATTTTGAGGAAGCTCTTATTAAGGCAGCTAAGGATTGTTTCATCGGTAAGCGAGTTGCTGGTCTGGTAAATTTCAATGAAGAGGACGGAGTGACAATCACATTCCTTCCCTCTACACAGTTTATCTATGACACGAAGATAGGCAACCCGAATATAATAACCAAGTTTGTGTGTTTCATCATTATAAAGGACAGTATCACATTGAGTGAGAAACGAATCTTCAAAAAGAAGTTTGAGCTTATCGATGATGTGGTGTATTTGGAAGAAGTTCTTTATGATGGAGCCGGCAAAGAATTGGAAGTTGTGACTGAATATCAAGAAACTCTGATGCCTATGATTCCGGTAAGTATCTTCATCAATGATGGTCTATCTGGTGAGGATAAGGGTGAATCTGAAATTGAGACTCTACAAGATGAAGAATCTTGGTATAGTAAGTTGTCAAATGCAGATATTGATGCTCAGAGAAAATCAATGAATCCTACTAAGTATACTGTGGACATGGAATCAAATTCTACTAAAAATCTTTCCACTGCAGCTGGTGCTTTCTGGGATTTGGGTTCAGACCAGAACTTGGACAAAGCACATCCGCAAGTTGGTTTGCTTGAGCCAAGTATGAACTACAGTTCTTCTCTTGACACTACACTTAAACGAATAAAGAAATCAGCTTATAATCAGGTTGACATGCCTGATATTGAGGAGGTGCAAGCTACAATCACAAGTGGCAAAGCACTTAAAGCGATTTACTGGCCGTTGATTGTAAGGTGTAAAGAGAAAATGAAAGTATGGGGACCACAGCTCAGAAAAATGGTTGACATCATTATTCAAGGTGCAATGGTTTATCCAAACTGCATTGAGAAATATACAGATAATTTAATTAGTCCTGTTGCATACGAAATTTCTATTGTTGGGAATCTTCCTATTCCTGAAGATGAAATCGAAGAGAAGAACATGGACTTGGCCGAGGTTGAATCTAAGACTATGAGCCGTAAAGCTTACATGAAAAAGTGGAGAGGTCTTACTGATGATGAAGTTCAAGAAGAACTTGAGCAGATTGCGTTGGAACGTCAGATGATTGAGGATAGTTCATTTGCAGTTAGTGGTGATATTGAGCCATATCCTTCTGGTGATACAGGAAATCAGAGCAAACCAATAGATGACGATAGTATGATTTAAGAAAGAGGTGTCA